TCGCTTACGCCAAAAACCGTAAGAAGGCCTTCGAGAGCAATGCGCAAGTTGTCATCACCAATCATGACGCTGTGAAGTGGATCGTGAAGAACGAAGCAGTGCTCACGGGCTTCAACACCCTGTGCATTGACGAGTTCACAGCGTTCAAGAACAAAGACAGCCAGCGCAGCAAAGCAGCGCTTAAGATTTCTAAGCACTTCGACGTGCGCATCGCTATGTCCGGCACGCCCAACAGCAACACCATCCTCGATATCTGGCACCCGACCTTGATCGTGGATGACGGACAACGGCTCGGACACCGTTTCTATAGTTTCCGTGCCAGCGTATGCACCAGCCGCTTCAACGGTTTCGCTAACGAGTGGACCGACAAGCCCGATGCGCAAGACATGGTTGCCGCGGCGATCCACGACATTAACATTCGCTACACGCTTGAAGAGTGCATCGACATGCCTGAGCAGGTCGTGTCGTTACGCTCCGTCAAGCTGCCGCCCGCGATCTACCAAAAGTACCAAGAGCTCGCAGAAGATTCCGTCCTGTTAACAAATCAGGGTGTGATCAACGCAGTTCACGCTGGAGCCAAGGTAAAGAAGCTGCTCCAGCTATGCACCGGCGCTGTCTACGACGAAGACGGCAAAGCTCAAGGCATCCACGAAGAGCGCTACAACCTAGTCATGCAGCTCGTAGAAGAGCGCAAGCACAGCCTCGTAGCCTTCAACTGGCGCCACGAGCGTGAATACATGACTAAGCTCGCCGACAAGTTAGGCATCAGCTACGAAGTTATCGATGGCGATACGCCTAGTCATAAGCGCAAAGACATCGTTGACCGCATGCAGGCCGGTCAGCTAAAGGTAGTGTTCGCCCATCCGCAGTCCGCGGGCCACGGGCTGACGCTCACCAAAGCCACCACGATTATCTGGGCTAGCCCGACCTACAACGCCGAGCACTACCAGCAGTTCAACCGGCGTATCTACCGGGCAGGCCAGACACAGCGCACGGAAATTGTCCGTATCGCTGCAGAGAACACCTGGGAAGAAGAGGTGTACGACCGTCTCGACGGTAAGCTTGGGCGCATGGAGGAACTCCTGACCGTCCTATCCACAATGTCCGACTACAGAGATTCACAATGAACATTAATCAACTGATCGAAAAACGAGCACAGCTCAAGCAAGAGCAAGACGAGCTAAACCGACAGCTCAAAGAATTGCGGGCTGCACAAGACGAAATCGATGTGCAGCTGCTACAGAAGATGGATGCAGAGGGCCTCAGCAGGACCGCGAATGAGCGGGCCTCTGTGTCGATCAACGAGGAGACTGTCCCTGACGTCACGGATTGGGACGCTGTCTATGACCATGTGGTCGCGACAAAGGACTTTAGCCTCATGCACCGGCGGATCAGTTCGACCGCCTACCGTGAGCTGTTAAAGCTCGGGCAAGGAGTGCCCGGGCTTGCACCTCGCATCGTTCGTAAAATCAACTTTCGTTCTCTCTAATTAGGAAATGACAATGGCTAAAGCACTAGCACTCGTAGCAAACGACCTTCCCGCTCACGTTCAAAACGGCTCCGGCCTTGGTAACGAGAACGTCGGAAACAACGTGACGATCCCGCGGATCAAGCTGCTTCAGAAGATGTCTGATGAAGTGGATAAGTACAGCGAGAAGCACGTTGCCGGCGCAGAGCCTGGGCAGTTCATCAACAGCCTCACGAGTCACCTCTACGGTGAAGAGATGTACGTCATCAGCCTGCTCTTCAAGAACGAGCACGTTGTGTGGCGTAAGCGTGACGCTGGTGGCGGCCTCCTTGGCGCTTTCGCTAGCTACGAGGACGCGCAGGACGCGATCAATCAGCAGGAGAAGCCTCAGGATTACGACATCACTGAGACCCACTCTCACATTCTGCTGGTTAAAGATCCGGAGACTGGTGAGCTCGACCGTACGCCGGTTATTATGGACTTCTCTAGCTCCAAGCTGCGGGTCTCCCGTAGCTGGAACAGCCAGATTGGTCTCAAGGGCGGCGACCGGTTCTCCGGTCTTTGGAAGCTGTCCTCTGTTTCCGTCACCAACAAAGCCGGGGCTCAGTTCATGAACCTCGACGTTGACTGGGTTGGCTGGGTCACGGACGAAGACTACGAGTACGCAAAGTCTGTCTATGAGCACCACTCTAACCGCTAAGCAGCACTCGTGAACGAGCACAGCTTTATCAAAGCTGTGCATCGTTATCTTCCATCGGAGCTCTTCCGGTGGAAGATTCACGATACGTACGCTGGTGGGGTACCGGACGCTTTCTATCTGGGCCCTGCCAGCGCACTTTTTATTGAGTACAAGTACCTCAAAAAACTCCCCGCACGACCCACCACCATCCTCCGCACTTCCCTATCTAAGCAGCAGGAGCTGTGGCTCAACCGCCTGCATGATTACGGTTTCCCTGGTTGGTATGTCATTGGAGCCGAAGACCGCTGTATACTCGTAAAAGATACGCAACGCGTAATTACCACCGCGCGCTTCTTACGTGACTGCATCTCTTTCAAAGAAGCAGCGTGCCAGATCTATGCCTTTGTACAAGGAGAGGGGAATGAACTACTACGGGAACATGAAGGACTCACTACGTCGCGTAGCAGACTATCAGCAGGTGGAGATCACCAATCTGCCTAATTACTTTGCTGACGCTTACTGTGTCACGGTCCGTGAACGCAACAGCAAAGGTGCGCTGGTGCGCAAAAGCGACGTTGTAGAGATCAAGCACGACGGGCAGCTAAACGCTGTAATCAATCGCCTCATGAAAGAGGCGATTCACTCGCGAGAAGCGTCGACCTACATCTCGGGTAACTGAAGTTCTTTTTCTAAGTACTTTGCAACTTCAGCAGTAGGGAACAAATACCGCTTGCCGCTCTTCACAAAGGGGAGCGCAAGCTTTTTGTTATAAATTTGATTATAGAGCGTAGTACGTTTAACTCGCATCAAATCCGCTAAGTCGGCTATGTCCATAAACAAGCCGTACTTATTATCCATCGATTTACTCAAATCCACGTGCTTCCTCCTGAAGGCGCGCTAAATACCACTGTGCTTTGGCGAGGTCTTCCTGGGGCTTGCCTTTATACATGTAGCGCCAAAGGTACTTAAGGGTGTTCCCCTTTAGGTATCCGCAGAACTCAGGCCGCGTCATGCTCGCTTTGATAGCGTCGATGCACTCAATCCCTCCGTTGTTGTAGTGCAGAGGGCTGTTTACCGGATCGTCCATAATCTTCACTTACGTTGCTAAAAGACAACGTAATTATGTATTACTTCTTTTTGTTTGTGTATCCCTTAGCAGGCTTTTTCTTCTCCATGCGCGATTTTTTCGGCGGCGCGTTGAGGTAACACTGCTTACCTTTATGCATCCTATTTCTCCTTCTCGGGCTTGTTACCGTTAATCGACCGCAACTCAGGGTGCGGCGAGTCGTCAATAATGTACCGAAATGCACGGCGTGCGCGGGCCAGCTGCACCTTGTCGTTCGAGACAAGCGCCAAAGTAATCCCAACCATGCCGTCCTCGTCTTCCCCAGTTTCCTCCCACTCGACGCGGTTCATGTAGTCCTCCTCAACTGGGTTCACTTGGCCAAACTACATCCTCTAAGCTTAACAACGGACCTTGAATCGTTGATGGCAGATCACGAAGCGCCTGCCGGTAAGCCACCCACTCTGAACGTTGGGCCTCGGACAACGGAGAGTCAGCCACGACTCGCCAATCACAAGCCGCAAGCTTTGCATCACGAAGCACGCGCAGCTCAGCCATATTCTGCTCGTTCGCAGCTTCAGGGTCCGTTTCTCGTGGAATAAGGGACAGCGTGCCAAGGTCTACGGTCCAGTCCGGCGGGTATAGTTCTTCGTCAATCGGTAAAAAACCGATCTCATCAGACACCGGAGGCGAGTCTTTACTGGATTGTTTACGCAGCCCGAGCGCATGTCCTGTAGCCAGGTCGTACTTGAGATATATCATCGCTGTATACCGAGTAGGATGATGTACGCCTCGTAGAGCGGCGAGTTATACGCGCTCCACTCCATGTAATACGTATAAGTACCGGCTGCCTTAGAACGCCGGATAGCGCCGCCCATAAAGCCGCCCGTGCTAAGAGCACGAGGCGTCCCACCCATTTGGAAAATAGTAGTGGTGTCTTCTTTGATGCGGATCAGCATATCGCCCGCGCCGCTAGATTGCCCGAGGAACCGCACACCCCAGAGCACGAGCACTTCAGTAGCTAAAGTCAGGGTGATCTGAGGATTAGGCAGGCCGTTTAGGTAGGTACGCACCGTTGGCCAGGATGAAGCGATGTACCCGCTATAAGTATCGGCCACGGGTACGATAACCGACTCGCCAGCAAGCTGCAGCGTGTCAATCTGCGCGTTACCAATCTTAGCACCGGTAATCGTAGCGTCTAAAATTTTGGCGTTGGTAACGGCAGCGTCTTGAATCTTAGCGTTCGTAATCTGCGCATC